TTCAACTCCATTAATTGTTTGAGTTAAAATTTCTCCTTTCTGATATACACCATTGAAATTTTTCAATGCTAAAGTATACTTTGAAGTTACTGCTGATGCTACAGTTTTATCTAAATGGTATCCTGCTCCGTTGTTTATAATTCTAACACTTTGTGGAATTCCAATACTTTCACTCTCAGCATATAAATTTACTGCGGATTCAATTATTATAATCTCCGGAGCATATGTGTAACCAATACCAGGACTTTTAACAGTAATTGAAAACAATCTACCATTACGTTGGATTACATTAAATTCTGCACCCGTTCCATCAGAATTAGTAATTACAACTTTAGGATTAATATAATTGGATCCAACATTGTCTATATTAACACTAGTAATAATATTAGCAGCTGTGTCAAACAAAACCGTTGCTGAACCTCTATATGGTTCTGAAGGATCACAACCCACAACTAATGGAACTTTTTTGTAGTTTTGTCCTAAATTTGTTATTCTAATATCGTTAATTTCGCCAATAGCAAATTGACCACTAGTGGTATATGAAATAGATCCAGAACCATCCCATAGAGGAGTACTTAAAACATCGTATACAAAACGATTTTTTGTAACATAGTTAAGTGTTTTTGTTCCTTGTAACGGATCATTGATAACTTGTAAATATGCTCCCTCGGAATTTACAATATTATTTTTGTCAAAATAATAGAAATTGAGGAAATCTGTTCCTACTTTAGTATCATAATTATTTTGTGCTAAAGCAGGACCAAATCCAAATTTAACTGTTGTTGATGATCCAGAATTACCAGGTAAAATTGTAGTAGCGAGTTTTTCTGTAGTTAATAAATTATAACTCTTACTTGGACTCATATCAAAATATGTTCCAATCAGAGAAGAATGTGAAGTATCAAATACGTAATTATAAAACTCTTGTAAATTGATATTTGGATTTGGTGTGAATGTAGTATTATCTTCGGAGAATTCAAACTTGAAATCAATGTCTCCAGCAGAAACAATAGATACTAATCTTTGTTGACTACTTTCATCAAAGAATGACGTGCTCAATGTTATTGCTTCTGCTGCTCTTTTGTCGATACTATAATCAAATACAATAGTAGCATTTTGAGTATTCAAATCATATGATTGAATATACCCACTACCGTTAGCAGAAGTAATTTTAAAATTATTTGAAAAATTATATCTTGGTTTGTATAACGAGAGAGATGCTCCATTATAATGATCTACCGCAGTAGTTCCTTCTCTGGATCGAATTACTGTTAGTGTATTGCTGTTGATAGCAGAAATTTCTACAATCTCAGATCCGATGCTTATCAAATCTCCTACAGCAAATCCTTTTGAAGTTTTAACTTCAATAGTATTAGAGTTAAATGAAACACCTGCATGATCAACATATAATGCTAATCTAGAAGAACTTAAAGATGCTCCTGATCTTTGTAGTTGGTCATCATCTACACCAAGATAATCTCCTCTTTTATAATCAGTACCACCATTTGTAATAACGATACTATTAACGACTCCGGCAGCAGATACTGTAATGTCCGCAATAGCACCAGAACCAGAACCTCCTGTAATTGGAATATCTGTATATGTTCCTGCTGTATAGTCTGCTCCACCATTTAAATTAGAAAATCTTCCAATACCATTAAAATTAATTGTTGTTGTATTAGACGGTGGTGTAAGTGTTACTTGCTGATATAATCTTTTTCTGATATAATATGTTTTAGTTTTGGTAGCATCATCTGGAAATATGTTAACATCAACAGAGTCTCCAATTGCTAATCCATGATCTTCTGTAGTTTCTATTAAGACAACACTTTGATTTACTTCAAATGGTTCTAAGTTATCACTCAAAGAAACTAATGTGACAATTTTAGATCCAGATGTGTTGAAAAGATTGTTTGACTGAAGGTAGTAATTGTCATCAACAATCCACACACCAGACAATACTTTGATGATAACTGTATTCTGCCTACTAGTTCCTTCTAAAATTTCGGCAGTAGCAATAGGTGGGTTGACACCATCAGTTAAACTTAATATAGCACCTTTGGTGTAATTGCTATCTTGGTCTATAGTAAGAATAAAAGTTTTGATATCAGCAGAAAAAGTTCCGGTGTTATTAAACGTTCCTATAACATTTTTAAGTACAATCAAGTTATCGTTGGAAACAGTTCCTACGATTGATCCGGATGCTCCACTTGCTGGTTGTCTTAATGTGTCATCTACAAACAAGAAAGCATTTTGAATAGTTGTTAATTTTACAACTTTATCTTCTTTACTCTGTAAGTAGTTAACACTTTTTCCTTTAACTGATGATACTAATGCACTAGCATCTTTTCCTTCAGTTCCAAGATTATTAAAGTATAGTTGTGAATTGACAGAAAAATTGCTGGATGAACTATCAACAGCAATATTATCTACAGTTCCCGATCGTACTTCTGAAATAGTAGCTACTAATCCATCACCATTTCCTAACATTCCAGGAGTAAAAAATCTTTTAGAATCTTTAGGAATATCGTTTTGATTAATTTTAGTAGTATAATTACTATCTACTGGCAGAGAATAGAATTTGTCTCCCAAAACATATGGAAACTGTGGTACTTGACTACTGTTGATAGTAATGAAATAAGCATATGTTCCATCAGGAAAATCTGGAGTGATACAAAAACGACCATTGTTCTCATCCAAAGATCCACTTTTATGGGAATAAACATAGTCATTGATAAAGGATCCTAATGGATACTCTACTGGTGAGGGACCATCCTGCCTACTTCCAGACAAAGAATAACTAGAAGTCATCCTTACAATTGAAGAAGATTGATCTAGTGGATTCTCGTGTCCAAATGGACCATAGATTGGGTTGCCATCATAAGCAAATCCCAAAATGGGAGAATGTGTTTTATTTGTTGGTTCTGTATCTGCAGAATTTAAATTATCGTTTAATTGAATTCTAAGTGCTTTTGGATTAGCAACTTGACCATATCCATATTCCAGAACATTATCTATGTTTTCAAATACATAACCATACTGTTTGTCTAAATTTGATTTTAAATTGACATAACGATTCTTGTTCCATTCTTTTAATAATGGTGTTACTTCAGCACCAGATCCAATAGAAATAATTTCTACTTGAATATTTTGTTGAGTGTATAATGAACCACCAGCAATTTTAATAAATTCTACAATAGATCCATTTCTATCAATTACTGTATTATATTCGGCAAATCTTCCTTTACCAACACGGTCAGTAATTCTTACAATAGGTGGTGTGGAATAAAATTTACCAGGATTTTCAACGATTATACTAGTTACTTCTCCACCAGTCACAACTGCTCTAGCAACACCATCTCTTCCAGAAGTAATCTCTACTTCAGGAGTAACTGAGAATGTGATATCAGTATCAACAATAATACTGTCAACAACTCTACCAACCATCTCTGCCCTTGCTCTTCCAGCAAGACCATCAACTACAACAAATGGAGGATTGACATATCCACGTCCTCTATTGTCTACACGAATTTCTTCTAGTTTTCCAAAACGTAAACTTTCCGAATCTTTATATCCATAAATGGGAACACCATTTAACAAGATACCAACATCTCTTTTTTGCGTCTTATAAATCTCTGTTGTTGCTACAGGAGTTTTTCTAAGGATTCTAAGTATTTTTTGATCTTGGACAGGTTGTGTGATAATAGGACCATCAAAAATATTATATGATGGATAACTAGAAGATGTGATATAGTAATACTGATCATCTGCAAAAATAGCAGATACATTATTAGAAACACCAGCGAGTGATTGTTCTACTGGTATATTAGTATTTGATGTTACTGATGTTCCTGTATCCTTAATCCATCTAAGTTGATTGGTTCCGGTTAAAACAATTCTAGGATCTGCTGTTTTAAAACCAGGTTGTGATACTTGTACAGCATCACCTGTGAATGAATATGGTTCTGAAACATTGGGTAACGCATCATAAACAACACCTAACGTTAGTAATGTAACATCAGAACCTTTAATTGTGACTGGTTTGTAAACAAACTCACCCCGAGGATGCACTACAGATGAACTTCTTTCTTTAATAATAAACTGAGTTACTGTCTTATCAGAAAACTTGATAATTTCATCACCAATTAAAATTTCTCCAATAGAACTCCACCCCATCGTAGAAAATACATTAACTCTATCACCAACTCCAAGAGATGATACTATGGCATTTTCCAGTTTAGTTTTTGTTGAAATTTGAAATTCGCCATTGACAGTTTCTGGAGCAACAACAATATTCCAGATTACTTCACCATCAATCGTGCCTTGAGCAATAACATTATCTACAGTAGCAGATGCATATCCATACTCGTCTGTTGCAGTCTGTACTATTTTCTTACCAATTAAATCTTTTGGGTTTCCTGATACTACTTTTACCTTAAGAGCATATACATTAATCCAATCAGATTCCGAGGATTTGTATGTAAATTCTCTTGGGTGATATACTTCTGGTTTGTTTTCTACATCATCTGATACAATAGTATTAAAAATAAATTTAATAGAATCATCTGTTCCTTTTGCTTTGTAGAACTTCTGAATATTTTTAATCAGCGTTCTTTTATCTACCTCTCCCCTAAGATACTTTTCTGGGAATGATCCAAGGTATTGATTTTCAAAATTTCTTACAAAAGCATATAAGAATAGATTACTGATGTTATAAACTTCAGCACCTGCTAAATGCTCTGCTGCTGTTGTGCTAGAAAAATTAGAAGCATTGTATAAATCTCCTAACTTAGTATTGCCGCTTACTCCTCTAGAGCAATTCTGTAATTGGTTACCGGTGCGACTTTCATAGAAAATAATTTCGTCATCAATTCTTACATATCCATTTTTTTCTGGAAAAGACTGAGTATCTACAAGAAGAATAGTTGTATCACTAATGCTAACATTAGCAACGATAGAATCTTTCTGGTTGAGTAGATTTTTCTCGTAATAATCAATGTTAGCATATTTTTGAATGTTACTTAAAACATCCAAGGGTCCACCCTGTACTTCCTGTGCTTCGTAATACTTCTCTACAAACTTACCAAATAGTTCATATTCAGAAGAAATGAATTCTGGAAGTTGAGATTCAATTAGAGTAGAAATTCTATTAGTCTTTACAGAAGGCATTTACTTTACTCTTTGTATGCAGTGAACGATGAATTGGCAACGTCAACGTCAAGGTATACCTCACGGAGTGCCTTAATATCATTAAGAAGTGGTTTTACTCTAACAGAAATGCGGTTGTCGAAAAATGATCCCCTTATGATAGTAAGAGCATACATTTTCAACTCACCTTTTTCATAATCAATATCCCCAACATTACTGTCTAGAACAACTTTTTCGCCGGTTACGCTATCTATTCTATATAGGACAATTTTGCTATCCCTATCTTCCAAATATACATCAAATGTAGGGTATTCTGTTACTCTAAAACCAGTTGATGACAGGGTAGGTTCTTCACAATCTTTATCAAAAGCATTTTGGAAACATACTTCATAATAGAAAGTAGAATTGAGACTGGGATAGAAATCCTTTCTCATAGTTACTTCTGTTAAATTTGAATTGATTGATGGATCTGCATCATCAATTACACTGACTAACTTACTAAATCTAAATTTGCCATTAAATTTTTCGATGTCAGAAACATCAAGGTATGATTGCACAGAATTAATTGTCTTATCTCTAATCTGTGCTGGTTTTAAATCTGTTGACTCACCATTGTAATAAACCTTAGAAGTCAACTCAACATACAAGATTGATGGATCTACAATAACTGGTCTGACAGAAGCAACCATATACTTCTTCAAATCATTAATAATTTCTTGTTTTGTTAATGATGTAAGGAAAGATGCATCTTTTGGTTTTAATACAATAAAAACTTTACCATACTCTGGTGGATCTTGATCTTCGCCACCAAAAATAATAATATCACTTACTGATGGATATACTTTACGAATGATAGCAGAGTAATCTTGAGCAGTTACAGCACGATCCTGTGTGCCATACATTTTTGGAGCATTTGTCTTAATGTTCTTAACAGACTCTTTATCTTCTCCACCTGCAGAAGCTTCTACATTAGTAATGACAGTACTAAATGCGTTTGGAGATACACCATTTGGGTTTTCAATAACTCCAGAAAACACAAATGTTCTAACACCATTAGACTCTGGTCCTGATGTTGTGATGTAAGATACTTCTACTCTAGATCCATTATCAACTTTCTTACCTAAAACACCATCGCCCAATAAAATTTCGTATCTATCATCTTCAATCTCTTCAATGAAGAAAACTTTTGATGTAGAATCTACATTTAAAATGTTATCAGCAACAAGATATGACTCGTTGAAATTACTACCAGAGGGATATACCTTTACCCTAATAGTATTAGTATCAATGTTTTGGTTGTCAAGAACAAATCTTTGTGATTTTAATGCTGTGTTAACAGTAAACGTGTTGAGAATCTGTGTTCCTTCTCTAACTTCAACATTATCAAATGTTGCAACGTTGTTAACTACTTGTCCTGTTACATCCTCTAATGTGATGTATTGATAAATGTTGTTGTCATATGAACTGATAAATCCTGTTCCTTTCTTCAGTAGGAGTTCAGTATCAGTTGTTGATGTTCCATAACCTACGTTAAAAGAAATATACGCAGTAGGAGAGGTGATACTTTTGGGTCTGTATCCTAATTGCTTCGCAATCGCTACTACGTTGTCTCTTAAGGTGGCAGAATCAATGAATAGTTCATTGACTACCAGATTAGCATTAAACGCCGTATAATACGTATTATAGGCAAGTGTGTCAATTAATGTTGATAGGACTGAACCATCAAAATCATAGTCAGTAAAATCTGACTGTGCTCTGATATATTCTTTCAGAGCAACTTTGATATCTTCAAAGTCTAAATTAGCAACCTGAGTATATGGCATTATCGTGTGCGCTCTAAGAAGAATTCTACTGCTACTGGTGTATCGTCTCTACCTACGATCGTATACGATAATTCAACTTCATATCCATTACTCATCTCGTCTGGTATGCAGTTAATAGTATTAACACGAATTCGTGGTTCGTAACGATTCAATACATCTGCGATCTCTGATCTGAGAATACCAGCACTACCATAATCTAATGGTTCAAATAATATATTTTGAATATCACAACCTAATTCCGGTTGAAATGGTCTTTCTCCCTTCCTAGTAAGGAGTAAGGCAGTAATCGATTGAACGATAGCTGCCTTATCTTTTACCGTTACTAAATCATCACTTACAGGATGCTTCTTAAAGGTAATACTCAGATCTTTAAATGTCTGAAAGGTCGGCATCTAGACACAGCAGTAGGCTGTTACTATTTATCACTTACCAACGAATCCATCTGCCCATTCCTGAGAATCAAAAACCTCTTGATTCTTTGCCTTGTTACGATTACGTTTTGTTACCATATTTAAATACTTATCACTATCAGTCTCGGTGATTAGCGTCATACCTTCATTAACAAAGTCTTCTCCTTTGTCAACTGATCCGTCTAAGTGGTTAGGGTGTCCCATTTTGTTTCTCCTGTTGTGTTTGCCAAAAATAATCATCGGTGTCTCCTAGGCGTCCCCAGTCGATTCCTGCCTCTACTTGGTATTCTATGGTAGATACTTTAAAGTCAGGGAACTTGGGTTCCTCAGGGGTGATAGAGAGGTCATACAGACGCATCCTGTTATTAGGATACAATGCGTACTGACCATTGTTCAATGCGATGCAATTATGTGATTTGTGCTCTTGTGGCACCTCACTTACATTATTATCTATTACATCCGGATTCGCATGGTAGTTATCAAGTGTAAACAAGTATTGTCCTCTCATTAAACCATGATCTCTAGTAAAGACCTCACAGTCCATTGATGAGACAAATCCTTTGTTGATTGCCATAACTCCATAATCCATACAATTCCAGAATTGCAGATTCTCCAAACTCATGTCTATGACTGGGGTTTCGGGGGATCTTACAAACGCACTAATTGGAAGTTTGTCATACATAGCACCATATTCTGGTAAGTATGTCTCAAAATAAAAAGCACGTCCAGGTATACTTTTAGCAGCAACCCAGACGCCCTCAACAAACT